CGCATAGCAATAAACTCTTCAATCTCTGGATGGCTGATGTCCATATACGCTGCATAACTACCTCTCCTAGTAACGCCTTGATTAAAGGCTAACATCTGACTGTCTACTACATGCATGAAAGGGATGCTACCAGTAGACTGACTACCGTTAGCAGTAGAAACCCCGTTACTTCTAACATCACCCCAATATCCACCCAAGCCTCCACCTCCACTAGCCAGCCATATGTTCTCATCGTAGTGTGCAGAAAGACCGCCACGCGAATCAGGAACATAATTGAGAAAGCAGCTAATAGGTAAACCACGGCTGGTTCCCCCGTTGCTAAGTATAGGAGTGCTAAAACCAAACCAGCTCTTGCTAGAGTACTCGTAAAGTCGCTGTGCAAGATCGTAGTCAGTATAGCCTTGATACGTTGCACCATAGACTGAGGCTCTTGCGAAGGCTTCTTGTGCATGAGTTTCATCCTGCCATAAGTATCTATCTTTTAATGTTTCAGTAGAAAAAGTATTAAGATCATCTTCCCTAGAGTAATCAATCTCTATTCCTAAGTAGTCCTGCTTACCTACTTTACTTATCATTGCTTGTTCCTTTCTCTATAATACTAAGCAGCTTGTTCTCATACCATTGTGACTTCTGTAAGTCCTGTACTGCTCTACCTTTATGTCTCATCCTCCATCTGTACTTGAAGGAGTTACCACGCAGGTAGCCTATGAATTCTTCCTTTGAAAGCATAGCTTCCATAGCGTCTATACACTCTATAGCTCCAGTATTGTAGTGTACTGGGTTGTTTACTGTGTCATAAGTTTTCTTCATAGCTTCTTCAGCAAACACTGGGTGTTCGTTTACAGCATCATCTTGCTGCATCCTACCTTTGGCGTACCGTAGGCTGTTCCATTCCTCCGGTGTAGCATCATCAATCGTCTTCATCGTCTTCACTCCAATCGTCCCATTCCAGGCTACCTAGTTCTTCCTCAAACAAAGCTAACCTGTTAATAAATTTATCTTCAAACCTGTCTACTATCTGCTCTGCTGTAACATCAAGCAAAGTTAACAAGTCATCTATGTCGTACCGTGTCAGTACACGTTCTTTTATTTCATCCATTGTCAATGACATGATCTGCATACTCATCTAGTGTGTAAAAATCAAATCCTTCCTTAGCGCACCACTGTCCCATAGTTATCTTAGAACCTTTCCTAACTTTCTTGTTAGGGTCAGACAGTACAAATACTAACTTAGTAGGTGCTATCATATCACGGATAGCAGTGTACTTTTGTGTATCCCCTGATCTAAAGAAGCCTTTAGTTTCTATGACATCTCCAGTCTTCTTGTCCACAAAGTCTGGCTTGTACTTTCTATGTGTAACATAGGGTATGTCATATGGCTCATACAGGAACCTGCCCTTAGGCATCAACTGAGCAAACTTCTTCTCAAGTCCAGATCTATAGACAGGCTTAGAGGATCTCTTGGACTTTAGGCTCATTGACAACCTCCGTTAAGTATCTAGGGCCATAGCTGTAAGCAAAGGCTCTTAGGTTAGGGTAACAGGCGTGCTTAAAGTGACAGTAAGAGCAGCCTGTAGCAAGCTTCATGTTGCCTGACTTACCGTCTGGGACAGTCTCATAGCATAGCTCCGGTGGTTCTTTCTGTGCCACCATCTCTTTGATATGTATAATCCTATCTTCAATGTCTTTACCTAAGACTTCATAGACAGGTGCTTGCTTGTCCTCTAGGTCATACTTCAAGAATGTCAAGTGACCGTTTGCCTTATCCATAGCAAGCCAACCCACCTCAGTCTCACCTTCAGACCTAGCGTACCCCTTAATCTGGTCTATGTAACCAAAGGGATCATCAAAGGCTAGAGTAGCGTCCTTAAACTTCTTAAAGCCAAAGGTACTAGCAGACTTAACATCAGTTACAATGCCATCTATCTTACAGTCCATGCTGCCCTTGATGCCCTGTACTTCAGCCTCAGCTTGCTCATGGGTAACTGTATGACCAGCTAGACGCACAAACAATAGCAGCATTTCCTCAATCAAGTGTCCGTACATGAACTTGACTAAGGTATGAGGCTGCATCTTTTCCTTTGGGCCTACGTTGTTGTAGTGGTTCCATAGGTATCTATCAGTCTTACCTATGTTTGACATACGCAGTTTCCTGCCATCAAAGCTACCACGCTGAGTAAACTCTTTACGCATTAGAGCTTTACAGGCTTCACCAAAGTCATCAATGATTTTCTCTGCGTCTACAGATCTATCAGGAGACTTGTACTGGACAAGCTTGTATATGTCATCTACCAAAGTGTTAGTTGTTTTCATTAAAGTGTCCGTCCAATATGTCTTTAGCTACGTTAGCACCTACTACAAACCATTCATTCTTACTGGCATGAGTTTCCCGTAACAGGTTATGTGCTTCTTTCTCAGCCTCCCGTCTATCAGGAACATCATAGGAGGCTACTAATATGTAGTCCCTGTAAGGTGTACCTGTTTGAAAGCTACTGAGCCTGTCTCTAGCGTCCACTGCCATTCCTATCTTACACCAGCTAGGGTACGCAGGGCTGTACAGTATGTACACTTGTCCTTCCTTAGCTGCGCTATAGTTCTCTAAGGACTCAAATGCTGCATGCTCAAAGGACTTATAATTTCCTGGCTTATACAGTGGATGTTTTTGTGATATGTATTTACCGTCAACCACCATATGCTTACTTTTTCTTTTACTCCTTACACTAACCCTTTCTCTAACATGCCTTCCTGTAATTATGCTTGTACCATTTTTAGGGTAATAATACCACCATTCCCCATCTACAAATTTATGAATTTTTGGATTGTAATTAGTGGGTTTCTGCCCAGCTTTCTCCAACCTTGTATTCTCCTGTAAGGGGACAATTGAGGCTGTAAAAAGATCCTGCTGCTTCAAGGCAAGAGACTGCAAGTCTTCCGTAGCTGTCTTCCTGTCCTGCTCTAACTTCTGCTTGTACTTCATCATGTATATTCCCCACAAAGTAGTAATCTAACAAATGTAGTCTACCATATTCTTCAAGTAATTGTAATGCTTTCTTCATAACAATCGCACCCGCACTCTGTAGCAAAGTGTTCAGTGCTGAGTGCTCTGATCTAATATGCAGCACTCTACCGTCTAGTCCTTTGATGACTCCGTTTGCTGCTTCTCTAGCAATGCTGTCTTTAAGATTTGCAAATGCTGGGAGATTAGACATAAATCTTTGTTTAAGCTGTCCACCGAGCTTTGCGCCTCCTCCAGCCACGCTTCCAAGCTTTGCATCTCCTGCTCCATATAAGAGGGCATATATGAAAGTTTTAGCCTGAGCGCGTGATTCAAGTCCTGCAAGTCCTTGGTTGGCTGTGTGAATATCTCCGTTAAGGATTTCATTAGTATACTCCTGATCATTCATGTAATGAGCTAACATTCTTAGCTCTAGTCCACTGGCATCAAAGCCTACTAGCTTGTAGCCATCTCTAGCAATAAAGCACTGCCTACACTGCTTACCGTAGGGTGAGTAGCTTGCCGGTACTTGTGCAAGGTTAGGTTTACTATGCGTCATACGGTTAGTTACAGCACCTAGTGTATTCACATAGCCATGTATCCTGTCCGTGTCATCATTGGCGGCTTCTACCCAAGACTGCACCTGAGCTACTCTTTTCTGCAACATAAGGTACTTGGCTATTAGCTGTGCTTCCGGTATGTCCTTCACTGCAAACAGTATTGACTCATCTACAATAGGCTGGTCAGTGGGTGTAAACTTCTCAGGCTTCCATCCAAAGTCCTGTAAGTATTCACCTATCTGTTTCCTAGAGCCTAGATTAAAAGGTTTAAGTACTTTACGCATGAAAGGTTCCATACACTTTGAATCTATGACTTTCTTAAACTCATCGTCAGTTAAACCTACCTTGGATAAGCTACCGTCCTTCTTGAGCTTAGGTGTGACCTCCTTTACATCCACCCACTTAGGCTTGAAGTTCTGGTGTACAGCCCACTCAAGTTTCATCTTGGTTTCTTTCAGGTCAGCCAGTAACTCCATAGAGTGTCTCAAGTCCAACAACCAACCATTCTTGGTCTGCTTTTGAATGATATGCTGTACATCATGCTCTAAGTCTATGGACTCCTTGCTAAACTTCCTAAGCTCTAGCTTTAGCTTGTCATAGGCTTTAGCTGTTACCTTCACATCCTGAATACAGTACTTCACCATTTCAGGTGTTAGGCAAGACCAATCATTGTAATCACCTTTAGGGAATTTAAGTATCTCACCCCAGTTAGATAGCCTATGACCACCTTCACGGCTAGGATTAGATAACCTAGACATAACCAAGGTGTCCTCAATCCTGGATTTGTCCACAAAGATATTCCACAGCTTCCACAGCACGGGCATATCAAAGCCAATTAGGTTATGACCTACTACCTTGAATTTACCTGCTAATGCTTGTGTGAGGCTCTCAGGGGTGTAGTGTTCCTGTACTACTCCATCCTGCATGGTCACTGCTACCCAGATTGTGTCTGGATCTAAGCCATTGGTTTCTATGTCTAGGAACATTGGTTTACTAGAATCCACTCTCAGCCTCCTTAGGTTTACTAACCTCAGTCATCCTAGAAGTAAACCTATCGTACTTCAGATAGCAGCATTCACCAGTTACACCTGAGTACCTGTTCTTCAATACTCTAAGTGTAGTGGTGTTACGTCTTTCCTCATTAGGTTCCTGTTGGTTACGTTCCAAGCCAATTACCATGTCAGATAACTGAGCTATGGACTGTGAACCTCTAAGGTGATTCAAGCTAATCTGTCCACCGTCCTCATGTGCTTTACCGTCCGCACGTTTAAGGTGTGAGACTAGGAATAAACCAATGCCTAACTCCTGCACCAGTGATCTAAGGTTAGTCATAATCAAGTCAATTGCTTTACGTTCATCATTACCTTCTTGACCTGAAACTACTATAGAAAGGTGATCCAAGACTATCCACTTACAGTCCAAAGCCTTAGCCATGTACCGTATCCGGTTCAGAAGGTTGTCACCACTTGTGCTGCCCCAATGGTCAAACATAAAGTACCTACCAGTGCCTAGGGTTTCCTCCCATATTGGCCTTAGCAGATCCTTGTCTAAGTCTTCCTCAAGATGTAGTGGACAATCAGCCTGAATGGACATGATGCCTAGGGCTGTACGGGTTACTGCTTCCTCCAAGGCTAAGATACCAATGTTGTCATCAGTAGCATTGAGCAGGTAGTGCTCTAGCTCTCTGACTATCTGAGACTTACCCATGCCTGAACCACTGGTAATGGTTACTAGCTCATAGGGTCTAAAGCCTTTGGTGAAAGTTGTAAGCCCTTGCCACGGGTAAGGTATAGACTTGACCTTCACACTGTTCACCAGTTCATCCCATGTGTCAGCACCGGATACAATGCCATCAGGCTGATAGGTCTTAGCTGACCACCATGCACTGACAAAAGCTTGCACCTTACCTGCCTGGAGCATCTCACCAGCGTCCTTAGCTGGCAGTTTGCATATCTTTAGCTTACTAGGGGAGAACAGGTCTTTAACGGCCTCTACAGCGTCCTGACCGGCTTGGTCTTGGTCAAAGCATAGGACTACTGAATCATAACCTTCTAAGAATTCAAGGTTGTCCTTGATGTCCCTAACAGCACTGCCAGCACCTGACCTAAGTGATACACAGTCCCATTTACGTTCAAACATTTCACTAATAGCTAGGCAGTCTAATTCACCTTCTGATATGGTTATAAATCTGCCTTTACCCCTACAAGTTTGCTGACCAAACAACTGTGCGTCCTTCATGCTGCCGGTGCCAAAGAACTGCTTGCCGTCTACTACTCTAACCTTTGTTGCTACCAGCTGACTACTGTCATTGTAGTAAGGGTAGCAGTGTTTTTTAATTGATCCATCTGCATTATGTTCAACTGTTACGTTAAACTTCTTTGCAGTCTCTTGGCTGATTCGCCTGTCCTGAATAGGACTAATGGTGCCTGTCATTTGTTCCAATGGCCTCCTTGGTTGGGTTGGTAGTTTTACTACATTGCCATTACTGTGTTCGTGATAACCGCAAGAAAAGCAATGAGCTGAGGAGGACTGATACCTCCCCAACGCATCACTTGAGCCACACTCAGGGCATGGCTCATGCCTTACAAAAGGATCATCACCAAACTGGTTAGAATCCTTCTTCAAAGGCACCGTCT